GACTTCGTTCCTCACCATCTAGTGATCATGTGGTGTCGCGAGGGGGGGGTTATCGGCCTCGAGTTCGACATTTGCGATATTAGAACGATATGCTTGCTGTGTGGGAACGGTACGGACTGTTGCACCTGTTAGACGACTGAACCCCAAGAACCAGCACCAAAGAGAATCTCTTTGTTTAGATTGGGATGAGAACCAGCTACTCCCCCTTCCCCTGCTTGATACCATCTGGTCTCGTCCAAACCACCTTCCCACTTATGTTGAGGATCGATAATTGTGAGCGCCGTCCCTACTATGACTACTCCTACGGCAAGTGCAACAGCATAACCACCGAGGCGGCTAATGCCTAACAGTCCAGACCAATAATATGCCTCCACAGGAATCTTTGGATCAAGCAAACCTGCACCGGCGTAATACTTCCATGCACTGAATCCTCCTCTGTAAGCACTAGGCTCTCCATAGGGAACATCAGTTCCCCAACTCCGCCCTTCCTCAGCTGCAGTTCCTCTAGAGGGGATGCCTGGTAAAGGTGCTGTAAATGAATACTTGAAGAATGGATTCGGACTCATGCCTGGTAACGAAGGCTGACTCATCCACATCCAAGCTTCTTCTTCGAGTTTCTTTTTCCTCGCCATCAGACCGCTTCCTGCAAGACATACGATCTACGCAGGCGCTCCATCCAAACTAGATCCTTCTCTTTAGCCGTCATCGCTTGAACCACGAGATTAGCGGCAGGGATTATTTGAGCTTCTCCGCCGGCTGTCCCATCAGAGACGAATCCAATCATCCTCGTCCAATGCAGCTTGTCTGATGCCGTGGGGTTACCACTTCCCCAACTTGCATTATCAACTTGAACATAACTAGAGGGAATGGTGGCATTCTCAATAAGAGATTGTCTCCTTCCGAATACAACTTCCATTAGATCAACAGTGCTTCCGATATATCCGGGGATGTTCTGCATAGTCGATAGTTCCTCATCTGTCAATCTCCTAGTAGTAACTATGTCCAGCATCCTAATCATTTTGGTTAGACCAGGAGTAGCTGCTTTGATTGGTAGTATTGACTTCTGGACATCGACGCCTTGAAGGAAGGTCGTAAGGTCTTGACGAGACCAGCCTGCTAAATCGATGTACCCTCGCCAAATCCCAATATTTGCATCATTAATTGACCATCCTGCTCCGTAACCGATACTTGATGATCCGGGTGTTGCGTAATTAAGTTGAAATGAAACAACCGGACATTGTTTGTATAATTGATGAGGGGTCGCATCTTCGGGCATCTTACTTCATCCTCTTTGCTTTTGCATGAGCCTTCTTAGCCAGGGTGGCGAACGGTGTCCTGGGGTGCTTTTTCTTCAGTTCCTTGTACGCGCGTGCGTACTTCTTGTTGTATGCTGAAGGGCCTCGCTTCTTCTTGGCTGGTTCGTATGCCTTACGCGCTGTCTTACGAGGCTCGCCCTTGGTGGTGGACTCGTGCGAGTGTAGGGGTTCCCCGCATCTCGGACAGTATCTAGGCATCTAAATGCCTCAGTTGTCACTCGCTGTACTCTGGATCGCTATTGCCATCCAGTCCTTGGTTGAAAGTTTAACTATTCGTGATTTGATTCTAACGGTACATGCAACGGCATTGTTGGCTGCTGCGGTTGCATTCATCATGCCACAAAGATAGAGTTGGTCATTGACGACAATCCGGGACTCATCTAGCTTCCCGAAGTTGTCGGGAAAGAAGTCGCTAGAGTGGGTGAGGATATAATTGGTATCATCAACATGGACGGCACCACTGGCAACCAGGTTATTGTCGCTGGCGATGGTGATAGCCGTTCCGGGGTTTAGATCGGAGAGTTGTGCCTCTACGACTCCATTGGACGCCATAGCCTGTTCAATCTCAGCAGTATAAGCTCCAGATGATTGATTGTGCCTCTGCCAAATGAAGTCTACTTGTTCGATAGCCAGGGCCTGTTGATCGCCGACATCGACGTAGGCTCCCAAATCAATTGTTCCCTGTACCGTTGTTGCATCGGTGTCTAAGTCAATGGTCTCCGTCAACCAGAAACTGCCGGTCTTACTCGTTGCCATGTCGCCCCCTGTAACAATCTCGCTAATAAACCTTACAAGCATGCAAGTAGGTTAATCCCCTTACGTGTCCTCGCTTGCTGCCTAACCCACCCCTGCTGCTAAGAGGCCACGCAGCACCGCAAGCGAAGCGGAATAGGGGGTTCGCAACTTCAACTTATGCCCCTTACATCCTCCAATCATATTATTACAAAGGACTGATTCGCACGCCACATGGTACGTAGAAAGCAGAAATCTGACCCCTACATGACGAGTGTTTGCATGACTCTCCCTCATGATGTGGTGGTAATCCTCGATGCATGTAAGAAACAGACAGGAAACAACCGTTCCGCCGCAGCTGCATTCATCATCAGAGATTGGAAGAGAGGAATACGAGGAGAGGCAGATCTCGAGAGAGAGAAGATGAGGAAGATTCTGGAAGATGTGCTCGGGAGGCCGGTTTGAATGAGCACCAGGCGAAAGTGTCTGCGCGAGTGTAATACTTGCGGGCACCGCGCCGTCACCAGCGCGGGTACTCACCACCTCTTCCGTAACTCGCGGTCTAAGACCGTCCCAGGTAGACATTGTGGGACCATGAGGATTGTGAGATGAACCGCTGGCACTGTGAGATCCTTGAGGTGGGAGAGGCTCTCCTGGAGGAGGATGACTTCGTTCCTCACCATCTAGTGATCATGTGGTGTCGCGAGGGGGGGGTTATCGGCCTCGAGTTCGACATTTGCGATATTAGAACGATATGCTTGCTGTGTGGGAACGGTACGGACTGTTGCACCTGTTAGACGACTGAACCC